GAGAACGGATCACAAATCAAAGCGGTAAGTGCTGCTGGTGATGCTGGTCGTTCTGAAGCTGTATCTCTTCTAGTAATAGATGAGGCTGCGTTTATCGATAATATTGAAACGATATTCACAGCAGCTCAACAAACGCTTGCTACTGGTGGTGGATGTGTTGCGTTGTCTACTCCTAATGGTGTAGGTAACTGGTTTCACAAAACATATACGCTAGCACAAGAGCAAGAAAACAGGTTTTTACCGATATCACTACCTTGGACAGTACACCCTGAACGTGATCAAGTTTGGCGTGATGAACAAGATAGAACATTAGGTAAACGTAACGCTGCTCAAGAGTGTGATTGTGACTTTGCAACTTCTGGTAATACTGTTATTGAGCCTGATGTCTTAGTATGGTATGAACAGAATATGTTGCAAGATCCAATTGAAAGAAGAGGTCTTGACAAAGCGTTATGGATTTGGGAATATCCAGATCCTTTGAAATATTACGCAGTTATAGCGGACGTGGCTCGTGGTGATGGTAATGACTATTCTGCATTTCATGTTATAGACGTTGAGACTGTGACACAAGTAGCTGAATACAAGTCACAAGTTGATACAAGAGAGTACGCAAATATACTACTAAGTATAGCGGCTGAATATAACACTGCTCTACTAGTTGTAGAAAATGCGAACATAGGTTGGGACGTTATTCAGACAATAACAGAAAGAGGTTACACTAATGTTTACTATAGTTACAAACAAGATCATGCAAGTGATTTTACAAAGTTTGTAGATAAGTATAACAGTCAAACAGGCCTGGTTCCAGGGTTCTCAATGACAACTCAGTCTAGACCTTTAGTTATAGAAAAGATGAGAGACTTTGTAGAGAATAAAGTAGCAATAATCAGGTCGATCAGGCTACTTGAAGAGCTTAGAGTCTTCATTTGGAAAAATGGTAAAGCACAAGCAATGCAGTCGTATAACGATGACCTAGTGATGTCGTTTTCAATTGCAATGTATCTGAGAGAAACAAGCCTTAGATACCGTAAAACTGCTGATAGCTTAACCTACGCTGCATTAAACAGCTACACTAAAACTGAAGATACTAGTGTTGCCTATAATGCAAATAACATATATAATCAAAACCCGTGGAGTATGAATATATCTACTCCTCAAGGTGGAGAAGCACAGGATTTAACTTGGCTTTTATAATAAAATAAAAATGGCAGAACAACAAAAACAAAATAACTTATTCTCGACCTTGAGACGTTTGTTTTCTACAGACGTCATTATTCGTAATGAAGGTGGAGATATGTTAAAGGTAATTGACACCGATACTATTCAAAGATCAGGTGTTATTCAGACAAACTCATTAATTGATAGGTTCAACAAGGTTTATACTACGTCAACAGCGTACGGTGTTAACCTAAACCTAGCACAAAACTACCAATCAGCTCGTGTACAAATCTATGCTGACTACGATGCAATGGATACAGATGCTATCTGTTGTTCTGCTCTAGACATTGTAGCTGACGAATGTACATTGAAGAATGAACAAGGTGAAGTTCTACAAATAAGATCTTCTGATGAGAACATTCAAAAGCTACTTTACAACTTATTCTATTCTGTACTTAACATTGAATTCAACTTGTGGAGCTGGATTCGTAACATGTGTAAGTATGGCGACTTCTATTTGAAGTTAGAGATCGCTGAAAAGTATGGTGTGTACAATGTTATCCCATTCTCTGCTTACAATATTATTCGTGAAGAAGGTTATAACCCACAAAACCCGCAAGAGGTTCGTTTCAAATACGATCCTAATGCGACATTAGCATCATCTACTGGATATAGCTCACAACAAAATCGTGATTCTGGTGTTTGGTTTGATAACTATGAGATGGCCCACTTTAGATTGACTGGTGATGTTAACTACTTACCTTACGGTAGATCTTATCTTGAGCCTGCTCGTAAATTATTTAAGCAGTATGTATTGATTGAAGATGCGATGTTGATTCACCGTATTGTTCGTGCACCTGAGCGCCGTATATTCTATGTAAATGTAGGAGCAATTCCTCCAGGTGAAGTTGACAACTACATGCAAAGAATGATCAACAAGATGAAGAAGGCTCCTTTGATGGATCCTAATACTGGTAACTATAACTTGAAATACAATCAGCAAAATCTTCTAGAGGACTTCTTTATTCCTGTTCGTGGAAATGATACCTCTACAAAGATTGATACTACAAAAGGTCTTGAGTATAATGGTATTGAAGACGTTGCTTACTTCCGTGAGAAGTTATTTGCAGCTCTTAAGATACCTAAAGCCTTTATGGGCTATGAAAAAGATCTAACTGGTAAAGCAACACTTGCTGCAGAAGATATTCGTTTTGCTAGAACAGTTGAAAGACTACAACGTATTGTTATTAGCGAGTTGACTAAGATAGCTCTAGTTCATTTGTATGCTCATGGCTATACTAATGAGAGTGCAGCTAACTTTACATTGTCGTTAACTAATCCATCTATCATTTACGACCAAGAGAGAATCGCTCTATTCAAAGAGAAGATCGATCTTGCTAAGAATGCGATGGAAGCTGGAATCTTACCTCGTGACTTCATGTATGACAAGATCTTCCACTTCTCAGAAGATCAATATGCTGAGCTAGAAGACATGATCATTGAAGACAAGAAGCGTAACTTTAGATATGCACAGATTCAAGAAGAGGGTAATGACCCTGCAGAATCTGGACAAGCCTATGGAACACCTCACCAAATAGCTAGTTTGTATGGTGGTAAAGAAGATTCTGTATTGAATGTACCACAAGGATATGATGAGAAAGAAGTTGGACCAGGACGTCCTAAAACACAGACTTCTATCATTTCTACAGATGGTTCTGCATTTGGCCGTGATCCATTAGGAGCTTGGGCATACAAGAAAGATGCGGAAACTGGTGAGAATAGCCTTAAAACTAACTTCAAAGGAGGCAGCCCTCTAGCCCTTGAGTCTACAATGGCAGAGTTCTTAAAAACAAAAGGCTCTCTTGAGAAGATGTTTGGAGGTAAAAAAGGCAGAAAAGTTAACCTATTTGAAGAGTCAGATCTTCTAAGTGAAGACAATATTAAAGATGGCTTAGATTAAATATATAGATATTTATTACTAGTCGACTTGTATAAAAATTATGGCAATAAAACATTCAAAATATCGCAATACCGGTATTTTATTCGAGTTATTAGTTAGACAGACTACTTCTGATCTTCTTAATAATCAAGATTCAAAGGCTGTTAAGCTATTAAAAAAGTATTTCACTAACACAGAGTTAGGAAAAGAGTACAGCCTTTATAGCACATTTTCAGCTAGTCCAAAGTTGTCTGAGGCTAAAGCTGAGATCTTAATTTCAACTATTACTGAACAGTATAAGAAGTTAGATCATGCTAAAATAGCCAAATTGAAGTATAACTTGATTAAAGAGATCAAGAAGACTTATGATCTAGACAACTTCTTTAAGGCCAAGATAGAGAACTACAAACCTTTTGCATCAATTTACACTATATTTGAGAGCCATAACAGTCCTTTAGTTGATACAAAACAGCTCATTTTAAACAAAATTAACCTTCTTGAGCATCTTACCAAGACGCCAGCAGGCGATACTAAAGCACCTAAGTCTCTTGTAGAAGAGTTCATGAAAGAGGACAAAGAGATTCGTCTTCTTGCTTATAAAATCTTGGTTGAAAAGTTCAATAGCAAGTACGAAGGTATGTCTGAAAGACAAAAAGCTGTACTAAAAGAGTATATCACTAACATTAGTGACACCAAGAACTTGAAGATACATCTTAACAATCAGCTTGAATTAATTAAAGAAGAGCTAACTAGCTTGAAAAATGAGTCAAAAGATCAAGTAGTTAAGATTAAACTAGAAGAGGTGCTAAAGTTTGTCACTCCTATCAAAGAAAATCAATCTATAAAAGACGAGGTTATAACTGGAATTCTACAATATTTTGATCTAATCGATGAGCTTAAAAAAGCCTAATAGTGAATAAGCAGTTTAACAATCAATTTGCTACTCAGAAGTTACGTCAAGAGACTTCTGTGACTAATGTAGGAGGAGCAACTTTTACTCCTGGTACAGGTGAGCAAATGGCAACTAACAAGGCATTCAAAAAAAAGGCTAAGAAAGAGGTAAAAGACGTTGAACCTAAATTAGCTGCAGGCAAAGCTAAAGTATATATGAAAAATAAATGGGGCTGGAAAGATGCTCCATCTATACCTAACCGCCCATCAAAAGGCGGTTTTATCTATAAGCAGTTGTTTGAAGAGCTTAGCAGTGCCGTAAAAGAATTTAAAGATACTGATGAGAATATAAACCCATTTGAGCCTGGAGATAGAATTAAAGTAACTTATGGTAATAAGTTCTATGACATGAATGGAACTGTAGAGGACGTAACAAAAACTCATGTAATAGTTTCTATTGATGGTATAAGTAGAGAGTTCTCTATGCACTATACTGATGTAGATTATGTTGGAGACGACTTAGATGAGGTATTCACACAAAAAGACTACGACAAAGTAAAACTTGTATTGTCTAAGATTAGAGACAAGAATAGCAAGTTGTATAATGCTATCATTGATGCACTAACAGACATATATCCTCATGATCTAGATAAAGAGTTTGGGTCTGATATTCAAGCAGTTGGTCTTAACGAAAACTACTCTAGATTCAAGAATGAAACTAAGACTAGAGGTAAGTCTGACCAGTTCCACCAAGCTGTTCGTGCAGTTAGACAAAAGGTACAAGAGATCAATCGTTTATTTGAATATGTAAGCCGCCTAAAACAAGAACTATCTGAAGGTGAAGGTGGTCTTAAATATAGAATGCACACTGAAAAAGCCCTTGCTAAAATCAAGGACATGGTTAATGAATTAAACAAAAACATTAAAAAGTTTAAGTAAGTCATGGCAAAATCAAAAGGTGGTTCCACTAATCAGAAGGTTACTTTTGGCAAACGTAAAAAAGGAAAAGCACACAAATCATATAACAAACACGATAAAACAGAAAGAAACTATCGTGGTCAAGGACGCTAATATTTATAGAATATGACAACTGCACAACTATATCGTAAACACAAGGCTGGAGAAGTTAGCCGTGAGAAGTTCTTATACGAAGTACGTCGTGATTCCAATCTTCCTTGGATCACTAATACTACTTCTTTTGACGATGCCGTCAAGATCTTAAAGAACAAGAGTATCATTAGTGAGCTTGATGCTAATATCAAAGCTGATCCTGCAGTTGACCGTGTTAACCCTTATTTCTTGAAAGCCGGTGTTCAAAACATGCTGTCTAAAGAGAAGGAGTTGACTAACGACTCATATATGAAAGCCCTTAACAAGGCTGCCAAGATGCTCCAAAAGAACCCACATGTATTCGATGATTTG